CATCAGCTAAAGTTGGTTCCCATATTTCACTATAATCAGGTTTACCTGTTCTTTCAATAAGAGTTTCATATAAACCAGCATGACCAAAGTTTAGTTTTAACCTATGTAGAACTAAAGAACCTCTACGATCTGATCTATATTTTTCACCATCTTGAGATTGGAAATAAACAGTAGGCAACTTTACTTCATAATCATACTTTTGACCAAATATAATATTGTTAGTAGGGGTTTGCGTATTTCCATTTGCATCATCATATGTTTTCCAATTACCAGGAAGACTAGCTTTAGTGATAGTACCATCTTTATAGACTGTTACATTGTCACATAATCCCCGTAAAGTATCATCTGTACCTGTAGGTACCACATATGCAGATAAATCACTAGTAAGATTAAACTCTGTAGGTATTGTAAATGTAGTACGATTATTGGTTTTATCATATGCTGATAAAGAAGATGAAGCTACTGTAGTCATATTATCTAAATGAATTCTATAAATAATATCATCTGAAGTATCAACAGTATCTTTATCGTCAGTAATTGTTATAGTATCTGTATGTATTTTTAAAGGTATCTTCTGTAATACATTCTTATTAGATGTATAGTTTATATACATAGCAGCATTACCACCACCTAAAGTTAGGACAGTAGTATTAGCAGCAGTTGATATAGTAAAACTATTTGAATCAGGAATTGTACTTACATAGAATGTAGTATCATCAGAAACAGCACTACCACCAGTGGTTAAAGCTGTACCACCTCCATTATTGAAAACAAGTGAATCACCTACAGCAAATCCATGATTAGTTAGAGTTAGGTTATTACCACTTCTACCTACAATTTCATTAGTTAAAACCCTTGAGTTTTTAGTAACCAAATACAATGAATCATCTAGTACAGCATGATGAACTATTTCATTTTTAAATTCCCATGTAAACCAAGATTGTTGTACACGCTTATCAGAAGCATTAAAATATTTAAAACAATATAAAGTTTTTTTATTTTTTTCGCTAAAAAAAGCTAGCCCATTTTCTCTAGAACTAGAAATTAAATCTAATTCTTTATCTAATAAACTACCAACAAGTTTACTTTGTTCTATAATATCAGGTTCACCTTCTCGTAAAACCCTAGCCATTTCTAAAAAACGTGAGTTTTTACCTGCGTTATCTAGGAAACCTACTGTTGTACCTAATGAAAAAGGGTTAGTTTTATAGTTAAAATTATAAGAAGATATAAAGTTTATCTTAGCAGTTAAGGGACTTAAAACATCACTATCTGTTGTTAACATAAACTGTTGGTTCTTAGTAAATAATACTAAACCACTATTAACTTGTATACCATCATATACAATAGCAGGATACTCAGAACTACAAGATACATCAATAGGATCTGATGTTGTAAATGATATTGCAGATTTATTCCAGAAATTAGTAAAATCTCCTGGTCTAGACATGATAACATTTTCATCACTTAACATAACAAATCTATTCCTAAAGAATAATAATTTGTTAATTGTATATCCTACAAAACTTGCTCTAGGATTAGTACCGTCAACACTTGTATCTCCTACTTTAGCTGCATCCCAATTTATACGAGCTACAGTAAATGTACCATTAGCTTCCCTTATGATTTGTATAGGCAGTGTTGCCCAATCATATTCAATGTTTGTACCTGGTTTAGCACACTCTTCCCATACTCCATTACCATCTCTATCGTTATCACCAAAGAATTTTACATAGTAATCATCTTCCTCCGCATCACTATTAGCTACTTTAACTACATAACCATGTTTACATTGATTAGGTAGATCAGCTATATCTGGTATGGAATCAGTAAGTACATTTAATAACTCTCCTACAGGTGTAGATACATTAAAAGTTCCAGAGGATCTAGTGACATAAATCCCAGTACCTATGATTTTAACATTAGTATCAGTAAAGTTACCAGTAGCTATAATCTCAGCCCGTATAGCACCTATAATACTTTCAGCTGTTACAACTGTTTTAGCATCAAATGATGTTGGTTCAGGTCTTATTAAACCTAAATTAGCTTGAACTTTAGAAGTAACATGAGATTCAACTGTAATTTTATATTTAGCATTTTTCATCCAAACTTCAACTGTATCACCTGTTCTCCAACCTTCGCCACCATATAACATATCAATGGTTGTAGTATATCTAGATACATACTCAGGTTGTGCTGAATTACCTTGAGCTACTGATTGACCAGTTGTAGTTAATCGGAAATATAAACGTTTTCTATCACTTGCACTTCCTCCTTGAGCTGACACACTATAATTATAAGCTGTACCATTTGAATGCTCTGAATCTCCAGCTGATCCATGAGTTACTGAAAATATTTTTGTTGCGACATTAGGTGCCATGTCGTCATCATGTTCAAAATTAGTAGTACCACTATTACATCTAGTGCTACCACCAGATCCAGGTAAACTACCTGATGACGGGAAATCACCACTACTATCACAAGCATTACTACTATCTATAAGTCTATCAACTTTTATTCTTGTAGCAGTGTGTACTTCTGTAAGGTTTGTATTATCAAATATATTAACTGCATATTGATTAGCATACGCTACTTTTTTTAAATCTATAAAAGCTTGAGGAGGACTTGCTGGTTCTGTAATAGAATTCATTGCAACAGTTTCTGTCCTGTTAGTAACGTAAGTATAATCGTTTAAAGTTAAAGTTTGTAGATCTTCATCTGAAGTATGTACTAAATATGGTTTAGGACTAGCACTAGCAAAGTTGACCGTCATAGGCTGACCGTCACTACACCTCCACATATTTACATCACCAT